ACTCGGCTAGCATAGAACTGAGTTTCAGCGAGTTAGTTGAAACCTACATTGTAGATATAGCCGAAGATGGTGTAGTATTACACGGAGATGATGCTGTGCTTTCTTTGTTGAAAGAATCAGGATACACTCTTGAAACCATTCAACGATATGGTGCCGCAGGCAATGGTCCAGGCCAAGGGTACACTCTTGGTGAACAGGACAAGCCTGTGACTTCAATGAGTGATCTTGACATCATGCGACAAGATTATTATGACATGAGTCCACAACAATTTTATTCGGCACATCGTATTACCAAACAAAATTTCATTGAAAAATACAAATCTTTGATTAAGCCCACAGCCGATAATCAAGTTGCTAGAATCATGGAACTGTCGGGCTTGACAATGCCCGAGAATGCCAACAGCAATGATCCTTTGTTGGCAAAAAGCATAGATGATGCCGCAGTTGGTGCATTAGAAGAAGCTGAATATCAAGGTCGCAATGTGCCCCTGGGCAAGCCCATGGCCGGCGATGTCAAGAAGTCCAAGGTCTACGTCAAAGGGCCAAACGGAAACGTGGTCAAGGTAAATTTTGGTGACAAAACCATGCGTATCAAAAAATCAAATCCTGAACGCAGGAAAAGTTTTAGAGCCAGACACCATTGTGAAAATCCAGGACCACGATGGAAAGCACGTTACTGGTCATGCCGAGCATGGTAAAAGGAAATAACAAATGAGTCAAGCAAACGTATACACATCCGCCAGCAGCCAGGCCTGGTACACAGACAAAGCTAGAATTAGCACAGGCACAAATACTGTGACCTACAATGTAAATTTGGTATATGGTCCAGCCACTGGCAATCTATACTCAAACCCCATTGTGGTTCCTGCCAATAACAGAGTCACTGTTTGGGTGGGAGTTGGCAACCAACTCACTATTGTTGGCGGCAATTGCTCAATACAAGAAGTAGGCACTACATCATCAGGTAAAAACGCAGTCTGGCAAGCATAATGAGAGCACATGAGTTTATTGTTGAAGGCAAAGAAACACCTATCCCAGGCAATGCAGAAAATCAAATGCAAACTGCTATCCGTGCCCGGGACAAAGGTGGTTACGACCGTACCTATTGGTTGAATCGATTTGGTATGGCTGTGGCATCTGCTGACGGCAAAAGTACTAAAGCAATTGACAGTCCAATTAGTAGTTGGAATGAAAAATATAATACACTTCATCCTTATTCAGACGCCGAAGTTAAAATGATTAAACAGGCATTAAAAGCAGTGCCACACGATGGTGGTACAATAATTAGTGATCATAGAAGTCAAGAAAAACCCGACACACACAAAGTCAGTCCTGTTACGGGATTCAAAGGTTACCCAAGATGAGAGCCCGCGAGTTTATCACTGAACAAGCCGCCCAGTTGCCGGCTGAGCAAGCTGATCCCATGCGTTACACGTATGTAATTCCTGGCCTCAGTGCCTCAGACCCTTATAGAAATTACAGGTTTGGTGTAGCAGTTGCTAGAGCAAGAAGTGAAGCAGTTAAAGATGATGTAAACCCCAACATGCCTGAATGGCACGATGAAACAGCATTTGGCGAACACGGCATTGTTGCTGGAATGAGTCCTAGCATTGCGCAAATAATAGATGCCGCATTGTTGATGACCAAAACACCCGGTGGTAAAAAAATGGTGTCAAGTCCCACTAGCACCGAGCCTGCATTTGTAGATACAAAAAGTCCAGTAAAGGCATTCAAAGGATACCCAAGATAATGGCAAATTCACCACCACCGTACAATGACATCACAGGCATCAGCCGTGCTGTAATGAAAGACAACGCTCAGGTAACTCTAGCAAACTATGACGGCAATGCTAGACCCGGTGAACTAGTTGTTGACCAAAGCACCGATCAAGTGTATATTGGCAACAGCTCGGGTGCGTTAACACAGATTGCCGCAGGCATTGGTAACGGTGGATCTAGTGGATTGCCCGCAGGATTTTATCAAATGGCATACAATCCAACCACAGGTGAGATTGTTTACTACACTTAACGTTGTCAATATAAGAAAGAAACACAATGGCAACACCAGACCCAACAGAAGTAGCACCGTGGTATTTACGGAACATTAATCAAGCACTAGAGCTTGACGAAACCACAGGCAATGTGTTTGTTCGTACAGGATTAGCATCCGGCGGCAATATCGTTATCACAGGAAATGTAACCATTCCTGGAGAAATTGACACGCACATCACTGCAATTGGATCTTTAGGAAACATTACTACACCATACATGCCCATAGGTGGCAATGTAATAGTGTCTTCTGGCAATATTACCGCGGTGGTATCAGGAACAGTAGCAGTTTCTAGTATTGCTGCCAATGTCACAGTAGTTGACGGTGGCGGCAGTTTGACTGTAGACGGCAATGTAAATGCCACGATCACTGGTGGCAATGTAGCCACAACCATTGGTGGTACCAATCTTGATGCATTTGGTCGACTGCGTGTAAGCAATCCCGTTACCCTGTTTGACAGTCAAAATCGTTACATAGACGGCGATCAATTTTCAAGCATCACAGCCACAGGTGGCAATGTAGTGTATGTGGCCAATGAAAGTTCATTCAATCTAAATGTATCCTCTGCCAGCGGAAGCAGTGTAATTAGACAAAGCAAAACAGTACAAGGCTATCAACCTGGCAAGAGTCTGCTGATCATGAACACGTTTGCCATGGCCACACTCAAGACCAACTGTCGCCAGCGTGTGGGGTACTTCACAGCAGACAACGGCATATATTTTGAAGCGGTGGGCACTCAATTAAATCTTGTGATTCGTAGTAGCACCACAGGCAGCGTGGTTGAAGAAAGAATTCCGCAGGCCTCATGGAATGGCAACAAATTGTTGTCTGGAACGGTATTAGATCCTACATTGACACAGATTTTTTGGTGCGATGTTGAGTGGCTGGGTGTGGGCAATGTGCGCACAGGATTTGTGATCAACGGTGAATTCATTGTGTGCCACACGTTCCAACATGCTAACCAACCAGGCAACATCACAGTGTATATGACCACTGCTACACTAAATCCTCGATATGAAATAACCAACACCGGTGCTACCTCGGGTGCTAGTACTATGAAACAAATTTGTAGTACTGTGATAAGCGAAGGCGGCTATACGCCCTCTACCAAGATAGGTTATGTGACCAACAACACAGTTCCAACTCGAGTTAGTTCAGCCAACACTATCACAGCCTTGTGCAGTATACGATTGAATCCAGCCTATCCTGACGCGGTAGTTGTACCAGCTCAGCTGGACCTGTTGTTGATTGATGTTAGATACGGCCAGTTTCAACTGATTGAAAATGCCACCTTTACAACCAGCTGGAGTAATGTTGCTGGATCAGTCGTACAAACAGCCATACACAGCAATGTCATCACAGATGGCACCGTGGTCTATGCTGGCTTGACCAGCAGCCGAGACGAAGTAGAAATTGGCGATGATGTTAAAAAACGAATTCAATTATGGAGAACAGCGGCTGGAACACCCAGCACCTTGACTCTAGCAGTGGCTTACACAGCCGCTAACGCTGACCTGCTTTGGAAAATGGGCTGGGAAGAATTATCAAATTAACTAATAAGTACTTGATGAAAAAACTTTTAATACTCTTACTTGTTGTGCCTTGCTTGGTACTAGCACAACCCAAACAAAAACCTGGTGTAGTGTATGATGCTGTGATCACTCGAGTGATCGACGGCGATACTGTGGGCATACAAGCTACATGGTTACCTGCACCACTCAAACCTGAACTCAGCATTCGTGTGTACGGTGTGGACACGCCAGAAAAAGGCTTTAGAGCACAGTGTCCCAGTGAAGCCCAACGCGGCGAAGCTGCCTCAGCATTCACCAAGCAACTGATTGCCAACAGTCAGAAGCGTCAAATTGTGCTCATGGACTGGGACAAGTATGGCGGCCGTGTGCTGGGCGATGTTATACTAAATGGTGTTAGCCTGCGTCAACAGTTGATTGCTAATGGATTTGCTCGAGAATATTACGGCGAAGCTAAAACTAGTTGGTGTAATTGATAGATACTATCCACAGGGCTGAGTAAATACTGCATGCCCGCAGTCACCGAAACAGCACTAATTAAAAGTCCGTACGCAAGTACATTGTACACAGACGAGCAAATCGACGAGTTTGCAAAGTGTGCTGACCCCGTTAATGGTCCATTGTATTTCATGGATCATTTTTTCTATATACAGCACCCTACCAAAGGTAGAATGTTGTACCATCCATTTGAGTATCAACGCAGACTGGTAGAAACATATCACAACTATCGTTTCAGCATCTCAATGATGCCTCGACAAACTGGTAAGTCAACTTCGGCCGCAGGCTATTTGTTATGGTATGCAATGTTTGTACCTGATTCAACTATCTTGGTTGCGGCTCACAAATACACAGGCTCACAAGAGATCATGCAACGTATTCGGTATGCTTATGAAAGTGTGCCCGATCATATCAGAGCCGGTGTAACAAGTTACAACAAAGGTAACTTAGACTTTGACAACGGCAGCCGTATTGTTTCAGCAACTACTACAGAAAATACCGGTCGTGGTATGTCCATCTCCCTGCTGTACGCAGACGAGTTTGCGTTTGTGCGTCCCACCATAGCCACAGAGTTTTGGACTTCTATTAGCCCCACACTGGCCACAGGTGGTAAAGCCATTATCACATCAACTCCCAACAGTGACGAGGATCAATTTGCGCTGTTATGGAAAGGTGCCAATCGTTGTGAAGATGAATTTGGTAATCCCACAGAAGTGGGCATGAACGGATTCAAATCATATCGTAGTTTTTGGAACGAGCATCCAGATCGTGATGAAACATGGGCCAAGCAACAACGTGCGGCACTTGGTGTAGATCGTTTCCGTCGAGAAATGGACTGCGAATTCATCATCAATGATGAAACACTGATTGCTCCGGCCAAACTATTTGATTTGCAAGGTGTGGACCCAACCTACAAAACAGGCGAAGTTCGCTGGTACAAAAAGCCACAATCTGGTAGAATATATTGTGTGGCATTGGATCCCAGTCTTGGTACTGGCGGTGACCCGTCGGCTATACAAGTGTTTGAAGCTGATACCACAGAACAAGTGGCCGAGTGGCGACACAACAAAACTGATATCCCCACTCAAATTCGAATTTTAATCAACATTATTCAACAAATATATGATATTACCAGAGACGACAAAAGCATCTACTACAGTGTTGAAAACAACTCAATTGGCGAAGCTGCCTTGATATCAATCAATGAATACGGCGAACAAAACATAAAAGGTTATTTTTTAAGCGAGCCCGGACGAAATCGCAAGGGTTTTAACACCACAAACAAGCCAAAACTAGCAGCCTGTGCCAAGCTCAAGCACTTGATCGAAAGCAATAAAATGAAGATCAAAAGCCGAAGTTTGGTAAGTGAATTAAAAACATTTGTGGCAGTTGGCGTTGGATATCAAGCCAAACAAGGCGAAACTGACGATTTAGTAATGTCAACATTGTTGACTGTTAGAATGTTGCAGGTTTTACAGAGCTATCACAGCGATCTTGACTCACACATGCGTGATCATGCTGACAGCATAATTGAGCCTTTGCCATTTGTTATGACATTGTAATAAATATAAAATATGCAAAACAACGCCAATCAAGAATTGTACGAGCTACTGTTAACACATGACTTTGAACCAGTAGTCAAAGATAAACATAATAACCCCATTGAAGATGGTAGTAAAGGGGAAGTGTTTATCTTCAAGTTTAAAACTGCCAATCGTGACTATGGAACTGTGGTGATATTGCTCAAAAGCAGTAAAGAAATGTTGGTTATGTTTGGTGATAATTTTGGTCGTAGCATGGAAGGCGATGACAAAACAGCCTGGCTGGACTTTTTAGAACAACTGAAGCATTTTGCTGTGTCACACGGATTCATGGATTTCAAGATAGAAAATATCAACAAGCTTAAATTTACCATGCAGGGTATGGCTGCCATTCAAGAAGGCTTGTTTGAAGGATTCTACGGCAAAAAACGCATAAGCTACAGTGATCAGCCCAAACAAGTTCGATTGATGATCAAACACAATCGAGACTTGGGTGAAGGTGAAGCAAGGCACAAAGCAATTGACAGCATTTTTGTTGAGACCAGCGAAGGTGAACGCTTCAAGGTACCAACTCGCAGTTTGATGCATGGAAGAATGTTGGCCAGACATGTGTGCGAAGGCGGCAGTCCTCACGATGCATTTGGACAGCATATAAACAATGTAATTTCAGAAATGGGAACTCTGGCTCGATTTATACGAGCCACCCGTGGACGCCAATTTGATGAGTCAACAATGGCCTTGACGGAAACAGCAATACGCCATTATCAAGACCTCAAGGCCAAGGCCAAACGCATGTTGGGTCAACGTGGCTATTTTGAGGAGCGAGAAAGTTTTGATCCAGCTGCCTTTACCGAAAGTGAAGTAGTAGTTGATACAATTAGAGAAATGTTCATTGAACAAACTGTGGACCAACGCATCGAAGAAGCACTGCCATACTTGGCAAAAATACAACAAGCCGTAAAGGAAGATGACATGAAAGAAGTTAACGAATTTGAATCGTGGGCCAATGGCCTTGCCGAAGGTACCTGGTCCTTGCCTGATACCCCCGACCAACAAAAAGAACTACAACAATTAATGAGCAAACCATTGATAGTTGGCGCTGATGCCACCAACGCCACTGAGCAACTGTACGACCTGGTCGGCGATGATATATTGTTTGATCGACTGAATGATCTAGCTGATCGAGACGCCAGTGCCAACGCCTGGGATGATCCAGACGTAATGAATCGACTTCGTGAATTAGGTGTAGAGCCTGTTGTTGCCCAGAATACTCAAGTTGCCGATGAAGGCTTTGGTGACACAGTTAAGAAAGTTGGTGGCGCTATTGCACAAGGTGCCAGCAAAGCCTTTGATAAATTGGGCGGTGGTACTGATCAAGAGTTGTTGGACAAACTACGCAAGGATGCAGGCCTGCCACCAAGAATGGCCACACCAAATGAACCTAAAAAACAAGACTTTGAGGAAGACCTTGACACCGACGGTGTCATGATGACACGTCCATCAAACATGAGCAGTTGACCTAAAACACAACTTCTGACAAAAAAAGGCAGATCTTTCTGCCTTTTCCTTTGACATACTAAATAAAAGCACGTATACTCAGTGAAGTGTACGTTTGTATAAACTATACTAGGCTTACATAGGCATTTTTAATTCTGAAAGGTAAAACACTATGGCATCATTAGCAGACATCCGCGCAAGACTCGCAGCCGCTGAGTCCAACAAAGGCGGTCAATCACAAGGCGGCGACAACGCAATTTATCCCCACTGGAACATGGACGAAGGTAGTTCGGCAACACTCCGATTCTTACCCGACGGCAACTCAAAGAACACATTCTTCTGGGTTGAACGTGCCATGATCAAGTTGCCATTTAATGGCATCAAAGGTGAGATGGACTCCAAACAAGTACAAGTTCAAGTACCATGCGTGGAAATGTATGGCGAAGCCTGTCCTATTTTGGCAGAGGTACGCACATGGTTCAAGGACAAGAGCCTTGAGGACATGGGCCGTAAGTACTGGAAAAAACGCAGTTACATTTTCCAAGGTTTTGTGCGCGAGAACCCACTGGGCGATGACAAGACTCCAGAAAATCCAATTCGACGTTTTATTATTGGACCACAAATTTTTCAAACCATCAAGGGTGCATTAATGGACCCTGAGTTGGAAGAGTTGCCAACAGATTTGTTGCGTGGTTTAGATTTTAAAATTACCAAGACCAGCAAAGGTGGTTATGCTGATTACTCTACTTCCAAGTGGGCTCGAAAAGAATCAGCATTAACCGAAGCCGAGCAAGAAGCTTTGCAAGCACATGGTCTTTATAACTTAAATGATTTCTTGCCTAAGAAACCCACTGATGTTGAACTCAAGGTCATGAAAGAAATGTTTGAAGCCAGCGTAGATGGTCAACCATATGACCAAGAACGATGGGGTCAATATTTCCGCCCAGCTGGTATGACTGCTCCAGCCAGCGCCGCCGGTACAACTCCACGTGCAGTGGCAGCACCAGCCGTGACTGACGAGGATCCACCATTTGATGTTGGTGATGCACCAGCACCGTCTGTGGCAACAGCGCCGGTTCAAAGCAAACCAGCGACCAGTCAGAAAGCCGAGGACATCTTGGCCATGATTCGTAACCGGCAAAAACAGTCTTGATAGACACCACAGCCCACTTAGGTGGGCTGTTTTTTTCATGCTTTTTAGTTTCAAGTAAATAGTGTTATGGAAAACAATCAAAACCATTTAACTGAAGTAGAACAAAGCTACTGGCAACATCTAGTGCACAGCTTTAAACAAAGCAATGCCTTGATTGTGATTGCTGTAAAAAGTTATATTCATGGTGTGTTTCCTATGTTTTTTGCAGGCGATGGCCCCACCGGCATCTATAAAATCTACAAAGAAATTAGGCGTATGCATCATGTAATTCGAATATTCAAAGAATACGATGCAAACCACAAAGACAAACAATAACACAGTTGTACTAATTGGCTTTGAAAAAGCCAGTTTGATGGGCGACTTCATTGATCAATTTCAAAGCCATGGCTTTGACCCAGTTTTAGTCAGCGTTGAAGATTTCTATGCCAACCGCACGGATCGCACCACACCTCACATGATCTGTGTGAGTTTGGATCTTACTCTACGAAAAGAGTTGGCTGATTACATTGACACCAATAACGTGGCCAAATTTACATTTGTGCACAAGTTTGCCGAAGTTGCAAAAGATGCTGTGATTGGTGCCGGATCTTATATTGGACCATTTTGCGCCATTGGTAGCAAAAGCGTAATTGAAGAACACTGTAGTATTGCACCATACTGTATGGTGGCACACAAGGCTTGTGTGGGGCGAGGCACATTACTACATCCAAGTAGCATATTGGCCGGCAGTAGTAAAATTGGAGAATTTTGTCGACTCAGTCTCCGGGCCACAGTGATAGATCATGTCAAGGTCTGTGATTATGTTGAGTTGGGTGCCGGTGCCTTGTTGACAAAAGACATCACCGAAACAGGAAAATACCTAGGCAGTCCAGCAAGAAAAATACCCACCCCATATGCATGTAGAATTCATCCCGAAGCAAATTGACTTATCTTAACAATATAAAAAGAATACATTTTCCCTATCGCGAGCTAGATAACATGGATCTATTGCCGCGTGAATTAGTAGTTGCTGATCACAAAGGCGGGTTTGATAAAAATTTTCACAGCCCAATCTTGTCAAGACTAAACAATTATGCTTTTGAGCACAAATTCCAATTTACAATCTATACCTGGGAATATTACACACCCGAAATCAAAGCATTGTACACAAATTTAAAATTTGTTATGAGCATAGAGTTGTTTCGTGCGCACAATGGATTGACTAAATTTGTTGACTACACTCGATGCAAGGATCGTAGTTTTGAAAAGTTCCTTTGCACATTTAATGGAGCCTATCAACCAGGCAGAATTCTTTTGGTAAGTGCACTCAACAAGCTAGGCATGTTTGATGTGGATACATGTGGAAAAAATTTCACTATAGAAGCTGGAGCAGTTGATGGCGTACTAGATGTTCATGTACCTGACCAAAATAGATTTTATAGAAAATTCTTTGTTGATACAGAAACTGATTTTAATAATTTAATTGTAAAATTTGGTAGTTATGGTAAATGGACTGACAAATTTAATTGGACTAACATACACACTGCCACCAATGATGTAATAGCAAAATGTTTTGTAAATTTAGTAAGTGAGTCCGCTGCCACTAGTTATTATCCATTTGTTACTGAAAAATTTTTGTTGAGTGTAATTAGCCGCGGTTTATTTGTGGCCTATGCTCAGCCAGGGTACCACGCACACTTGAATAATCTGTATGGATTCAAACCTTACACTAAATTATTTGATTATTCGTTTGACAGCATAACCAATCCAGTTGACAGATTAATTAATTTGCTATCAATGTTGAGCAAATTTCAAAATTTAAAACCCCATGACTGGTATGACTTGAACCAGCTTGAGATAGATACTATTAACTACAATTACGATCATTATTTCAGTGGTGATTATTTAAAACATATTGAAAAACAGTTACTATGGCTATAAGCTATTCCGTCATAAAAGATTTAAAGATTAGTCATGATCTAGCAGATCAGTTGTGCTCTATTAACTGGCAGGAATTGCCATTGGCATTCAGAGTAGATTCGGCAGCATCAAGACGGTTTTTCTTTGAGAACTATCGATTGATAGATTATTTTGATTTTGCAAAACATTACGGGTCAACGTTCAATCGTGTGGCAACCTTGGATACATATATTTTGCCGCAATTATTGGAACAACAAGCAACAAAAGAAATACAAAATTATTTCCATCAAGAATTTGATGATCTAGTGATCAGATTACAAGTTGCGTATGATGGAGGGACTGTGCCATTACACAGAGATCCAACTCGGACTGCCAGCCTGGTATACCCATTGGATCACCATGCCCACAGTAGTACTGTATTTTATACCAGTGTTACTAATGACAACACAGTTGACGGCATGCTTAATCCAACATTATTCGCTGAATCATCCAGGGTGTGTATTGACCGATACCCAGTATTGCTTGACGTCAAGCAAGCACACCAGGTCTATTTGTCAAACACATATACAAAACAACGACCAAGACTGAGTTTATCAGTAAAGTGGAAAACACTAGAATTTAATCAAGTAATCAAATGACTAAAACAGTACATGTATCAGGATGCAGTTTTACTGAAAATGCATCTTGGGTCAACAATCTTTTTGAAAATGCCACTACAGTAATTAATCGAGCCCATTCAAGTGCTGGCAATCGATATATTTCTGACAGCATTGTGCTAAACATAGATTTAAAAAACAAACCAGATTTCGTATTTGCATTGTTTAGTGGAATCAATCGAGTTGATACTGTGGTGCCTCACAGTAATATTGTAAAAACAGCAGTGCGTATGGGGCTCAATGGCAGCAACATGATTGGAAGTAATAGTGCAGTGATTGGCACTAGTGCTTATATCTTCAGTGGTGGTTCGCACTATAACAGACTAATAAATGACAATTATAAAAACATCAATCATTATGGTTGGCCCAATGTTAAGTCAATTGAAGAATTTTTAAATTTGTCTAGTGAACAAAAAGAGGCATGCATAAACAACAAACTATTTTGGTGGAATAGCAATGACATTGCTGGCATGATACACATTGCTTCGATGTTGCAATATCTTGATAACCCAGAATACCTCAGCGATCAAACATACATTGCATTAGAACGATTTCAGACTTTTTTAAATCTACATCAGATTGATTATAAATTTGGATTCATACATGACCCATTTGACAAAAAACATCATGATCATCTGGGGTTTCTGAACAAACAAAGTTCTAGATATCATTGCATTGATTGGCGTAAGTATGTTAAAATTAATCCCTATGAGTTCGGTATTAAACATGATTTTGTGTCACCGGATGGATTTCATATTTGTCCCGAGGGGATGAATAAGTGGGCAGACAGTATTAAACAATTTTTTTAAAGGCATAATATGGGAAAACCATTTGACGTATCAAAATTCCGCAAGGAAATTACAAAAAGCATTGATGGCCTAAGCATCGGCTTTAACGATCCAACAGATTGGATCAGCACAGGCAATTATGCCTTGAACTATCTCATTAGCGGGGACTTTAATCGCGGCATTCCCTTGGGCAAGGTCACTGTGTTTGCCGGAGACTCTGGTGCAGGTAAATCGTATATCTGTTCAGGTAACATCATCAAACACGCACAAGAACAAGGTATCTTTGTTGTGTTGGTTGACAGCGAAAATGCACTAGACGAACAATGGCTCAAAGACTTGGGAGTCGATACCAGCGACAGTAAATTACTCAAATTGAGTATGGCCATGATTGATGACGTGGCAAAGACTATTTCGACATTCATGAGCGACTACAAGGCCTTGCCTGATGGCGAGCGTCCCAAGGTGCTGTTTGTGATTGACAGCTTGGGTATGTTGTTGACTCCCACAGACGTTAATCAATTCGAAGCAGGCGAGATGAAGGGCGATTTAGGCCGTAAGCCCAAGGCACTTACAGCACTGGTTCGTAACTGTGTCAACATGTTTGGTAGCTACAATGTGGGATTGGTGTGTACTAACCACACATACGCTAGTCAGGACATGTTTGACCCAGATGACAAAATTAGTGGTGGCCAGGGTTTTATCTATGCGTCAAGTATTGTAGTTGCCATGAAGAAAATGAAGCTCAAAGAAGACGAGGACGGCAACAAGGTATCCGAAGTCAACGGTATTCGAGCTGGTTGTAAAGTTATGAAAACACGCTATGCCAAACCTTTTGAGGGTGTGCAAGTCAAGATTCCTTACACAACAGGCATGAGCCCTTACTCGGGACTTGTGGACTTGATTGAAAAGAAAAACTTGCTCAAGCGTGAAGGCAACAGCTTGGTGTTTACCACAAGCGAAGGCGAAGTTATTAAAAAGTTCCGCAAAGCCTGGGAAAAAAATGATGATGGGTGTCTTGACACTGTGATGAAAGACTTTAGTAATCAAAAGGAAGAGGTAACTATAGTTGAGGAGGAAGCAGAATGAGTGAAGTAGTAGCCAGCGAAATTTGGAGTGAGTTAAAAAGATTTGTAAACACAGTGGATCGGGCTGAAGCCGCTGAGACTATGGTACAAATTTTAATGGACAATGACAGCGATGTTGATGACATTCGTGATGCGTTCAAAGGCGACTTGGATATCAAACGTGCATTAACTGCATACCTTGACAACGACAAAGACTATGTTGAAGAAGAGGATGTAGAAGAGGACGAGGATTTTGAAGACTTTGAAGACGAAGACTGGAAAGATTGATGTGGTATAGTCGTGTAGTCGCCGATCTCGGCGCTATTCCTGACTTTATTGCTCACTATGAGCAAGAGTTAAACTCCGCCAAGCTGGAATGCCGCATAGGTGGGTTGGTCGAAAAAAATATCACAGCTCTGCCCGGGATCACAGAACATCGTTTTAATCAACTACAAGAAATTGAAGCAGTACTTAATTTTCTCAACATACAGTTACGCAAAATCCGCAGACGCCATTTCCAAAAATATCTTGAAGGATATGCCCGTGCATTGACCTCAAGAGACGCTGAAAAATATGTAGATGGTGAGGATGAGGTTATCGATTTTGAAACTATTATCAACGAAGTGGCTCTATTGAGAAATCGATGGTTGGGAATAATGAAAGGTCTTGACACTAAGCAGTGGCAAATGGGACACATTGTTCGATTAAGAACTGCTGGCATGGAGGACATACAAGTTTGAAAACAACATTTATAAATGAACAAGAAAGTCACGCTCATAGTCTAGAAACACTGGAAGCATTGTATCAATACGATGATTTTATGTTGAGTGTGCAAACACTGGTTGACATGGGATGTGGCTCAGGGCTTGATTTGGAATGGTGGGCCACAAGGACTACCAGAGATGAATTAGAGACACCATTAAACATACGATGTACAGGAGTTGATGTCAACGACACTCTCCCCATGGCAACTCGATACAAAAATATCTCTTATTCAAAGTTTGACTTTGAAACAAATCTTTTAAAGAAAAACAAGTTTGACTTACTTTGGTGCCATGATGCTTTTCAATATGTAATCAATCCCATACAAACATTGTCTCAGTGGTGGGACATATTAAATCAAGATGGTATGTTGGTATTAATCTTACCACAGACCACAAATTTAGTTTACAACAAACAAGAATTTACTCAACAAAGCAATGTCTATTATCACTGGACATTAGTGAATTTGATACACATGCTGGCATTGTCGGGATTTGATTGTAAGGCAGGATTCTTTTCTAAAAAAAGAGATGACAATTGGTTGCATGCTGTGGTTTACAAAAGTGAACATGCACCCATGGATCCAAAAACAACAACATGGTATGATCTAGTCGATAAAGGACTGTTGCCATCTTCAGCTGACGCAGGAATATTAAAGTATGGTTTTCTAAGACAGCAAGATTTAATTTTACCTTGGTTAGATAAAACATTGGATACTTTTAAAGAACACTGATAAAATTTAAAGATATATTATGAAAAATATTGTAATTGTAACCGGTGGATTTGACCCACTGCATTCTGGTCATGTCTCTTACCTCAATCACGCTGATCATTTGGGAGATTATCTAGTAGTAGGACTAAACTCTGACGCATGGCTTACTCGTAAAAAAGGTCGTCCTTTTATGCCTTGGCGCGAACGCATGATTGTGTTGGACAATCTGCACATGGTTGACGAAGTGATTGAATTCAACGATGACGACGGATCTAGTTGTGATGCTATTCGCCAAGTCCGAGAAAAGTATCCTGACGCAAACATCATCTTTGCCAACGGCGGAGACCGTACCAAAGACAACATTCCAGAAATGGTGTTTGATGATGTAGAGTTTGTATTTGGAGTTGGTGGAGAAGACAAAGCCAATTCTAGTTCCTGGATTTTGGAAGAATGGAAAAATCCAAAAACAACCAGAGCCTGGGGGTATTATCGTGTGTTACATGAAGTGGGCGCTGAAACCAAACTTAAAGAACTTACAGTGACACCCAAAACTTGTTTGAGCATGCAACGGCACGACAAGCGAGCAGAGTTCTGGTTTGTGGCCAAGGGAGAAGCAACAGTGTACACACTAGATCCTGCCAGCACAGATCAAGACATCAAGTGTTCCATGGTAGTACACGAGCATTGTTGGATTACAGTGAATGAATGGCATCAGCTTTGCAATGAAACTGATGAACCGTTAAAGTTAATTGAAATCCAGTACGGAGAAAATTGTGTGGAAGAGGACATTGAACGCAGATGAAAGCCATTCCTGTTTATGTTGGATATGATCCCAGGGAAGCCATTGCTTTTCACACCTGTGCCAATTCAATCATAAGGCATTCATCAAAGCCTGTGGCCATTATTCCTGTGGCCTTGAACCTGTTTCGTGACTACAAAGAAACACACACAGACGGATCAAATCATTTTATCTATACACGTTTTCTAGTACCACACCTGCAAGAATACACCGGCTGGGCTATATTCATTGACGGTGACATGATTGTGCGTGATGATATTGTGAAGTTATGGGAATTAAAGAATCCTTATAACGATGTCATGGTAGTCAAACATGATTACCAAACACGTATGCCTGTAAAATACCTAGGAGCACGAAATGAAGACTATCCTCGAAAAAATTGGAGTAGTGTTATTCTGTGGAATTGTAATTCTTTTCCTAACAGGAAACTTACTCCCCAGTTCGTCCAGCAATCCACAGGCAGTGAGCTCCACCGCTTCTCGTGGTTAGAAGATGATCGTATTGGGGAACTACCACCAGAGTGGAATTGGTTGCCTGATGAATATGGTGTTAATAAGGATGCCAAATTACTGCATTATACTTTGGGCACACCTTGCTTCCAGGAGTTTGCTGACACACCACAAGGCGACGAGTGGCACAGAGAACGAATACTTACTGAATATTGTTTACAGAGAACAATAGAATGAGTAATGACGGCAAGGGATCATCGCCAAGACCTAAAAGTGTTGATGCAAATACATTTGCAAGCAATTGGGAATTGGTATTTGGAAAGAAAGAAAAACCAAGTGTTAACTTACTATCCCCTCCTTTAGAAATACACGAATTAGATATGGTCACTGACCCTATCAAAAGTATTTTTAGAGATATACTAAAATGGAGGGTAGACCCTGACGGGCATTATTATGGTACTAGCATTGATTATATCATGGATCAAATTAAATTATTAAACACAGGCAATGTAGCAGCCGTAGCAAGTGATGACAAGGATTTTGAACTCATGTACGAGAAAAAAGGAAAACGGTACGATCCAATTTTACAAAGTTTTATACAGGGCTCCGGCGGCAGATTAAGCACCTGGGCTCGAGAAGAAACTACATCAACACCGGTGGTGATACGTGGGATTACTAGAAAGAATCAAATGTTGGCATGCCGCGACACTGGCAGAACTTTTTATTACATCGACACTGGATATTTTGGCAACGGCAAGAGAAAAACTTATCACAGAATTACCAAAAATGATGTACAATGGTTTGGTGGTATTGTAGAACGTCCCGGGGATAGATTTGTTGCTACCGGGGTTCGATTAAAAAAATTCAGTCCTGGCTCTAGCATACTATTAGCACCGCCTAGTCAAAAACTACTAAACCTATACAACATTGTGTTAGAAGATTGGCTGGAACAAACACACGCAGAAATAAAAAAACACACTGATCGTCCTATTATAGTGCGCACCAAACAAAATCGCATGGTGAGAGTTACTCAAGACACAATGGAAATGGCCCTGTCTCGTGATATACATTGTCTAGTGACATTCTCAAGCATTGCTGCCACAGAAGCATTGCTACTAGGTAAACCAGCCATCACCCTGGGCCCAAATGCAGCCGCGCCGTTGTGTCGACATCAAATTTCTGACATTGAAAATCTGTACGTTCCGACTATGGATGAAGTGGATGCCTGGGCGCGGCATCTTGCATATTGTCAGTTTACGGAACCAGAAATGCGTAATGGCACAGCCTGGCAAATACTAAATGACCGTTGATGTAGTTGTATACATCAGTAGCGTGGCAAATCCTCGGAATCATCCTAGGAAAATTGCATGTTTAGAAAGCTTCGCCGCAGGAGTTATTAAAACAGGGCATCACGTTTATGTTGAAAGAGATTTTAAATATCGACCAGGACGATTAGCGGTGATGTTGGGGTGGGCAACAACAAATACTGGTGGACCAAACATTGTATTACGTAAACAAATCATTGCCGAGCAACAACAGCGAGGATTCAAAACCATGTGTATTGACGCCAGTTGCTTTAAGTATCTAGATGACACTGGTACGTATCTTAGGTATAGTCTAGGTGGACCGTTTTATGATCGTGCCGAGTATGCAAATAAAAATAGCGGTCCTGAGAAGTGGCAAGAGATCAGCCAAAAATTATCTTTACAACTGACCCCGCCACAGGTCAACAACGGACATGTATTGATATGTATGCAACGTGATGGCGGATTCTCAATGAAGTCATTGAATCCAATTGCGTGGCTTGATGAAAAAATCAAAGAGATAAGACTGCACACCACAAGAGCAATTGTTGTTCGTCCCCATCCAGGTTCTTATGCAATGCCGGACTTTGACAAATTTACATCACCGGAGTATAAAGCAAAATGGAATGTATCTGTTATAGATCCCAAGCATAGTAAACTAACTGACAACTTAGTAGGAGCACACTCTGTGGTGTTGTTTAATAGTTCAGCAAGTGTGGCAGCGGTGTGTGCTGGCATACCTGTGTTTGCTGATGATTCGAGTTGTGTAAGTTGGGCAGTGGCAAATAAAAATGTGGCTAGTATTGAATCGCCGATGATATTTGATCGTCGGCAATGGATTCAAGACTTAGCTGCCGCACACTGGAGTGACGAAGATGCCCGTGCAGGCAAAATATACCAGAAGTTTATACCTTTTCTACAATGACATCGTAGTTGTGGCCACTAACCCAGGCCCACTTGTCTGATCGGTCAAACACACTGATCTCTTCCCAGACAATTCGAACACTCATTTCAGTTTCAATCTTGTGTCTCCACCATTCAGGCGTCTCGACTATCAGATGCGCATTACGTCCGTCGGGCAAGTGTTTTTTTGCTGGATAACATGCAATCCTAAAAAAACCACAGCGTTGCATTTTTTCATTAATGGTGTGTAATGTAGCATCTAGGTAATCAGGCTCAATGTGTTCTATAGCATCTGTGCTGACCACAGCATCTATTGGATGTTCTGGCAACTGTTGGAAGTTTGGATTACCGGGATCGTACCCGGTGACCTCGATGTCGGGATGTAGTTCTTTGATTGTGGCAATTAGTCCTCCTTGCCCGCACCCAAAGTCTAACACACCAGTAGGCTGATATTTTTCAATAAAGTCTTTGACAATTGCATAGGCTTTGTGCCCGTTGTTAAACTTGCCTGCTTGATGCAGGTATGCAAGTTGGTCTTTATAATCTTTGTCTATTAGGCTCATACCCATCCCATAATCCAGTCATCTTTGACTTGATCTAACTTTTTCATACCAAGTGATTCTAGCAACCCAATGGCTGCAAATTGCCCGTACTCTTTTGAATACATATCGTGTGGTTTTTGCTCTACAACAATAACTGGACGACATCTCTGTATAGTTTCCCTTGCGCCCTGTAACACACGGTACTCAAATCCTTCGCAGTCAATTTTAATGTAGTTGACATTTTTTAAATTCAAACTATCTAATTTAATAATAGTAGTATCACCATTAATGCTATTGGGGTCTACATGAGTGTGTCCAGTGTTGCCTTCGGTGACAATCATGTTGACTCTGCCTTCTTGATCGCCTAATGCAGTTGAATGAACAACTAAATTTTGATTGGGCACATTTTTTTCCAAGCACTCTCTAAACATTGTCACCGGCTCAAATGCAATGACTTGATCAAAATGTTTAACAAGGTCCCGACTCCATAGTCCTACATTGGCACCAATGTCCAACGCCAATTGATGTTGTGTAACATACTGTAAGCTACGCAACCTTACTGGTTGTTGATATTCAGCAGGTCCGCCTTTTGAAATATTTTTAGCCAACATTTCTGGAAAATGAGTTTCAATGTCGGGGAACTGCCATCCGTGATATTCACGCATCGTATGTCTCCTTGAGTATCCGGGTAGCCGATCCATCGGCTAGTTCTTTAATATGAAATTGACCATATGCAAGATGACACGCCCATGCATGACGTTCGTCATCACTGGGGAACCATGGCGTTTCTATCTTGTCAAGATTAATATTGCTAACTGGAAGAGCAGCATTGCATGGTGCTGTGACAAACACAGGAACACCGGCTAATATGCATTCGGATGCTGCCGAACTGTTAAACGTTACCACAGCATGGGTATCTGCCAACCAATCTTCCGGACTCTGTGTTTTTCGTTGCCATCTTGAAGCTGGCCGTTCACGTATGACAATGGGTCGATCAGTATGTTGCTTTAACGTATCAACTGTGTTGCGCATCCAATTCTCTAACGTAGTGTCATAGAAACTACATGGCTTTTCATCCGGTGCAACAATTAATATATTGCGTTTGTGTTTTTTTTGAGGTTTCATTTTTATACCAAGTTGTTGCCATCGATCTGCTGGTCTTGGGACAACCTCGTTGTGTTGTAAATTGTTGGGTACTACTCGATGCCAGTGTTTCCAACCAAGTGGATTAATCACACTGGGCCTGTTGCCTAAGTAACCAGTATCCATGTAGTAAAACCATCGACGGTCTTGCCAACAACGTTTGATAATTTTATGTTTCATAATACCACGTAGCACAAGTGGTGTGTTAGAGTCTTCGTATTGCCAAGTTTCTAAGCAAGTGGAAGAGCTGCCGGATCCTTGAGCAAACATCTCTATGTAATTGTCATTGTTGTTTTTGTTTAAAAAAATCCAATTCATTGCCAATATGCCTCTGTGCGATGTACTTTTAAATCAGTCAACGGACTACGACCAGCATCTTTGCGCTTGCCTTTTAAATGATCAAGATACCTGCCCCAATCAGAATTAATCAAAGGATGCCCTTCACCAGTTACCAAATGGCTACTCCAGTCTAACTCATTTAATGGTAAAGTATTCCTGACAGCATCGAATACAAAGCTATCGTGCCACTCATCCAAGTTAAAAATAATATCTTCGTCATAGTATTGTTTAAATTTTGTCAGGAACAGTTTGCCTGAATTAGACGCAAGATTAATAGCGTATAGGCCACACTCACTAAATTTGCCCCTCCTTCCCAGGAAACACAAGTCGTACTGTGATGGGCATAATTTTTGAATATCTGGCATTGATATATTACTATGGCAATATGTATCGCCGTCCATCCATATCAACATGTCTGCTGTGGTGTTTTCGGCGCAGTGAAAAATGCTGTAGACTTTGTGAGCAAATCGCACAGCATCCCATTTAAATCCTTTACCGGAATCTCGGCGCTGTGATCGTATGGGATCATTGCGTA